CCAAACAGGGCATTCAAACCCGGAAGGAGTTCCTTGAGGAGTTGCGCTCGTGAAATAGCCATATCTCAAGTCTCCTTATATACCTGTCTGGTTAGTGTAAGAATGTGAACCGGGATTAAACTTCACGATCACATCAGTGTATGCGTCACCAACTGCACTTCCCGGTGCATCAACAAAATCAACGATTCTGAAAGCCCATCCAGCAGTAGTGTTGGTTGTTGCATCTAACGCAGTGTTCGAGTTACCTGTAGTAGTACTACCTGTAGAACCTGATTGTACTGCGTCAAAATGCGTATTTTGCCCTAAGTCAGCTTGCGTAATGGAACCCGCAGCTTGAGCTTGGAACAATGTATTGGGGTCATCTACGATGAATGCCAACGCATCATCAGCCACTGTACTAGCTGGCCAATACTGACGGTTAACAAAACCCAGAGTTGCATCTGTGTAGGAACAGCCCATGAATACACCTATTGTACCAGCAGGGAAAGGTGTTGAATTATCCCCATTGGTAGTTACTAGCTCAATAGTACCATTGGCAGCAATCGCAACGACTGCACCATAAAACAGGTTAGTACCATAGCCAGAAGTAATAGGAAGCTTTCGAGTTGACCCCGCGTACGGAAGCCCCCCGATTTCATTCAAAGGCTTTAACCCATAAGGGGTTGCTGTTGTAGCCATTAGAATATCTCCTAATTATCCTTTACCGAAAGTAACCTTAGTAGACCGTTCATTAAACATTGGCATTCTAGGGTCAGACTCTCGCATTAAATTATTGTCTACGGAACGTATTTGCGCTTCATTAGTTTCTTGATAATAAGCACTGCGTTCCTCAACAAGCTCTTTTGGGGCTTTACAAAGCATTAAACCGCCCATAACAATATTATCTTTAAAGCGATCATTTTCGATACTCACCAACTGAATTTCAGGGTGATCTACGGCTTTGCAAGGCTCCCAGCCTTCTCGTAGTTTAGAAGAAACATTGGTCGGATCAGGCTGACCATTAGTAGAAACGCGAACCCAATGAAAAGTGTAACCCTTTTGTGGAGTAGGGTCAGGTAAAAGCTCTGGCCTTTTCCACGCTTGTTTACGAGTTTTCTTTTCTTTAGTGTCTAAATCTCTGTTTAATCTATTTTCAGCCATTAGTTCTGTTCCTTCATTAATTTTGCAACCTGTTGGGCGTACTCTTCCACGGGTACTCCAAAGCGATTCGCTAAAGCAACTTGTGTTTGCGTAAGTCGCACTTTTTTAGGTGCTGTGCTCCGCGTAGCGGGTGCAACCACATTGCTCGATTTTTTCTTTGGTGTCTCCGGTTCATCTTCTATTCCCTCGTCAAACTCCGCAGGAAATACTTCGCGCATCCGAGAATCAATTTTCTCGTAGTATTCATCTGACTGAGGATTAATTTTTTCCTTAGTCAATTTTGTGTGCAGCCCTAACGCAAGAGCTGTCATCTCATCATTGGAACCAAACCACGGGTTTTTGTCTGCCCAAGCAATAGCTTTGGGATCACGTTGCACCTTGGATTGGGGTACTTGAATGGATTCTTTCGTATTATCAGCAGTTTGTAAAGGGGTTTGTGCAACACTTGTTGCTTCTCCTACTTCCCGTTTTTGCAAACTATTAACTTTGTCAGCTCTAATTTGTGCTTGATTTAAAGCTTCTTGAGCTTCCAGCATTTCTTCAGATTGTCCTGCTTCATAAGCTTGTCGGTATTGTTTTTTAGCTAAAGTAAGTTCTGTCTCTACTTGCTGTTTAGCTGATTCAATCAAAGTGTTATGACTCTGATCTACACTTCCTTTAAGCCTTTTATTCTCTTCCACTAATTTTTGTGCATAAGTAATAGCTTCTTCTTTCTGACGTTCAGCACTTTCTTTAGCCCTACGCTCATCATGGTAGCCTTTACTAAAATGCTTAATGCGCTTTTTAACTTTGTCCGAATAATTTTCTAATTCATCATCAGTAACTTCTTCGGGGGGTTCAGAAGGCTTACGTCCCCTATCTGCTTTAGGTGTGTCATCTACCACTTCCACTTCCACTGTTTCTTTTTCATCTTCCACTACTTTTACTTCAGTGGGTTCTTTTTTAGGGGTCTGCATTACTTCCCTACCTACTGCACCTTCAACTTCTATGTCAGGTGTTTCTTCAGCAGTTTCTACTTCAACCTCTGTCATATTTTCAGTTTTATCAGGATCAGGAAACTCGTATTCTACTTTCTGTATAGGCATAACCTACTCCTTAGTTTGCACGAGCTATTACGCTCGGATCAACAACGACAGCTTCAATAGAATCATCGTTCATTAAACGATACTCTTGCTTGCCGACTTTAAAGCGTGTGCCAGTGTTGGCCCGAAACATTACATAGTCACCTTGTTTACACCAAGGGCCAGTAGGGAATCGGTCTTTATCCGCATACGCTTGTTCGCCCATGTCTAGCACCAGCCCTATCGTAGACAGGATGTACTCTTCATGGAGTGTCTTGGCTGCTTTTGCTATACCGCCAGCAAAAGTTTCTTCTACGTTAGGCAACGCAATAAGTACTCTGTATCCCACAGGTTTGGGGATAAGGGCATCTAGCTTTTCTTGCGCTACTTCTTCCTCTTGCAGTTTATCTCTACGTTTGATTTCTAAGGCTGTCATTTCAGTCATCTTGGTTTTCCATGTGTATACGCGAGAGGTCATTTACTTCTCGTAATGCGGTGTCCAGACCCCGAAGCACACCACACACTTCTTTATAGTCGGCGTAGTCTTTAGCTGCGCCAGTCCTTATAAATTCTTCGCTAGACCGTTTTTGGTCTGTAATTCTATCTACCAGCACTTCAAAGACAGTTTTACCCATTATCTATCCTCTCGGTCATCGCGGTAGGCTTCAGACGCATCACGATGCGCTTCGGCTCTAGTTCGTTTTTCTTCACCAGCAGCTTTGGAGATGTCCAATATAGTTTTAGCTTCCTCTATATCGTTCTTAGCTTGAGCTTGTTGGTTTTGAGAAGCTATGCGGTTTGCCTCAAGAACTTCCGTAGAAATAGCTTTTTGTTCTTGAAGGTCTTGATTACGCGCCTTAAGTGCAAGTTCTGCCGCATCTTTAATAGCCAACCTTTCTTGATCGGCAACTTTAAGATCAAGTTCTTTTTGTTGCATTTGCACTAATGGGTCTTCAGCAAGCTCTTGAGCAGCTTGTTGTGCAGCTTGTGCCTGTTTGTCTTGACTTAACTTAATTGCAGCTTGTGCCTGAAGAGCTGCAATAGAATTTGCCAACACTGGCTCAAACGATTCTTCAGGGGGTGGTAACGGAGAACCTAAATTGGTTTCAATCTGTTGCCTGTATAAGAAAGCCATGTGTTCTGCAAGGTGGGCTTGCAAAGCACCCATAATTTCATTAGCTCGTGGATTCTGCCCAATAAATGCTGCCATTTGTGGGTCTTGCATAAACGCATCATGTGCTTGGATATGGGCTTGGTGATCTTGAGTAATAAATGCCTTTAATGGTTCTCCTACCAAAGCATTCATATTTTCACTCACGGGGTCAATCGGCTTCATATCATCATCCGTGGGTACAAGCTTGTCTGCGTTCTTAATACCTAAGACTTCAATCATCTGCCTATGCAGTTGGGGTAAATCATAGATTTGAGGGGAAGCCTGTGCCATCTGCATAACAGTTTGATACTGCACTACCCGTTGTGCCATCGTACTGCTATTAGGGTCGCTGACAGGAATTACTTCCACCGTGGCATAATCGGCTTGACGAGCACGAGGTGAGCCACGGTCAGGCTCGTAACCATATTCTAATGGAGCATACTCAGCCATAATCGCTCTGAGCAGCTTAAACTCCTGCTTCATAGCGTAGTGAACACGGGATTGAACCGCAGCCATTGGCTTTAAGGTACGCTCTAATAGAGCTAATGTTGTACCGACAGGCGCATTTGCACTCATATCGGAGATATTCATGTCGGAAATAGCCCCTAAACGTCGGCCTTCTTCAGTAATCTTGTCTAATAGAGCTAATAATGTCTGACTTGGCTCTTTATAGGGCAATGGCAAAATATTATCGCGGATTGACCCGCTAGGTACGTCCACATCACGAAATTCACCCGGCCCTATGGGTGTATCACCCGTAGTTACACGCATTCCACGGGATTTCAGGCCACCCGGCAGGTTAGATAACGTACCTGCGTCCACTAATTGGCGAATAAGTGACGTTCCCGCCCGTGCATAGCCACCAATAATGTGAATTAGTCCCAATCCGTAGAAACCAAACCCCGGAACGTACACATAATGTACAAAATGTTGGCGTTTTAGCATCAATGGGTCATCAGGATTCCAGTTTCTGCGTATTGCCAGCACTGTTCCTGTGCCTTTTTCAATAGTAATGACGTAAGGCTTGGCAATTTGCAGGTCATCGCCCTCCTTATTCGCCCCATCTACCTCGTCAATCACAATATCGGCGTGAATTTCATACACCGCGTAGCGATCATCCGAAGAAAGAGAGATTCCAGACTGTTCAGCCTTGGCTTCTTCAATATCTGTAGTGAAAGATACAGGGTCACCAAGGTCTACTTCCCGATAAAACCCTTGATCTTGCAGTTTTACCATCTCATTTTTGGTCTTACGCATCACATGGGTGACACGCTCGGCTGATTCTAGGTTAGATGCGCCGTAGGGGACGATCATATCTTCCGCTGGGATGTAGATTGCGGTCTGCCGATCAAGGTTTGGATCAAAATAAATCTTTTTAAATGCTGAACCAGCCAACCCAAGGCTGTATAACATGCGTTCATGCTCTGGCCTGTATTCCACCATCACATCAGTTAGCTCGTAATTCATATCCGTTTTAACACGGTCTGCGGCATCCTCCTTATCACGAGTTATTTCGCCCAGTATTTTAGTTTTAACTGGGCCAGCCGCTGGGAATGTCTCACTCATGGCCTCTGCTTGGAACCGTATGGCCGCTTCAGCAAGCACGGTGCTGTACACACCACAGGCATTTTCCCAAGGTTCAGTCCTGTCCTCATAGCTAAACCCCAGAACTTCCAGACCTTTAACGAAAGTCTCAGCCCAATCACGCCGTGAACCTATATCTCCATCCACCGCTTGGACTAACTCACTGGATAGCTGGTTTAACTGCCCGTCATCTAAGTAATCTGCAAGGTTGGCATCAAAAGGTGCATTAGCTATATCTGAATCTAACAAATCAGGAACCAACGTTATTTCTGCGCCTCCATCCTCTAAAGACACAACCTCTGGCTCAATCTCAATTTCCAACGCTTCAACCACTTCGGTTTGATCGCCTTGTGGCCCTGCAAATAAACTTTTTTCAATAGCCATATTTTTATTCCTCAGTTGCCGCCCATCTATTGTCAGGGCAACTTTCCCCCATGAGCCATACTTTAGCTGGCATAAAACAGCCACATATCTTACAAACTTGCACTGCTTTAATTAAATTAGGGCAATCATTACAAATAGACAACCTCTCTACCACGTTTTGCTGGTTATCCCCTAGTTTAATGTCCACTTAATAATACCCTTGTCTGCGATACCCACGAAAGTATTGAGGTTCATCAGGTTCATCACTGGGTAAAGTAACAAACCCTCCTTGCCTAAACCGCATTAACGCCATTACCGTGGAATCCACAAGGTCATCATGGGGCATAAAAGGAAACCCAGCTACTTCTTCAACGAGTGCTTCAGCCCACCTTGTTTGAGGAACCCATACTAACCCTGAACTTACAATATCTGCGACAGAATTTAACCGTGCCGTCTTGTCCCCTGTTCCTCGGTGAGGAGTATACTCTTGAATTATCATCCCTGTCCTGCGTAATTCTTGGTAAAGTGGTGTACCACTGCTTTTCTTTTCCACAATAAAAGAATCAGGTTGCCATTCTTCATACGTTTCTTGGGCTAACCGTTTAAGTTCGGGAAACTCTACCCGCTCTTTAATTGAATTAAGTAAGATAATCGAGTGACAATCCTCTTCCTCATTGAGGAACACACCCCATGTAGTAATGGCTGTGTAGTCAGCTCGATTATGAGTTTCAGCGGCTGCGTCCAATGACATTATCAAGTAGCTACATTGAGGGGGATTTTTTTCCTTCCACTCCCTCCACCACTCACGCTTTACCAACGCCGCCTCTTCAGCAGTAGGATTCTGTTGGTACTGAGCATTCCACTGGAACAAAGGCATAGATGCTTTGGTACGTGCCAATGCGTCTAAATTAAAAAACTCAGGCCATAGTGGTTTTTCTATCGTCTTAACTTCAGTAACTTTCTTCCCCTTCTTTTTCTTCGCTACTTTCTTTTCAACTTCTAAAACAGCGGGGAACTCTACAATCTCATACTGATCGGCTTGCTCGTTTTGAGCCATGTCCCGCACTACTCGACCTGTTAAATCATCCAAATGCCAGCGCGTCTGTACAATAGCCACCCGACCTCCGGGCATCAAACGTGTCCGTGCACCGTAGGTAAACCACTCGTAAGCCTTATCAAACACATCAAAGTTACCACTTAGCACGTCTTGCTCAGAGTGGGGGTCATCAATTAACAGCAGATGTGCACCACGACCTGCTATCGAGCTGCCTATACCACAGGCATAATATTCACCACCCACATTAGTATTCCAACGTCCCGCTGACTTGGAATCTATCGCTAGTTTTACAGTGGGGAAGATAGCTTGATACTCAGGCGTAGAAATAAGATTACGTACCTTACGACCAAAATCTACAGCTAAATCAGTGGTATGGGACACCATCATCACTTTCTTATCGGGGTTCCTACCCAAGAACCACGCTGGAAAATAAATAGAAACTAACTGAGACTTACCGTGACGCGGAGGGATATTTACACATATCCGGTCTTTTCCGGTTTCAGGAAGGGGTGTTCCTTCTTCATCATAAGCTCGTCCTTCCTCAATTTCCATGAGCAAGTCTGCCAATAGCCTATGATGCCTACCCACTTTGTAGTCAGGTTGCATGAGTTTGCAAAACTCAATCAAGTCATCATAGCAAGCTTTTATCTGACGATTTTTTTCCAGCGCATCTGCTAGAACTTCAATTTCTTCTTTTTCTTCAACAGTATAGATATTAAAGTTATCCAGCATCAACTGAATATCTTCGGGGGAATAACTATCTTCCGTAAGGTTGTGGGGGGTATCACTCATCCCTATTTGTCTTCAGCGTCCACTTCATACACGCCTTCAGCATTTTTCTTTAGCACCTCTAATTTTTCCCGCAATCGTTTGTTTAATTCGGCTGGATTTTGATGGGTCACTGTAATTTCTTTGCGTTCAGTGAATAAACCTACTTCAGGCATTTTGCCTAAACTAATGAGTGCTTGCAGCCTCGTACTATCCTTTGGGCTTTCAGTCTCTAAAATAAGTTTGTTTACCACCATGTTACGCACTTCAGAAGCTTGCTTGGCGACCAACTGCCCAAACTCTTTGAGGATAGCATTGGTCTGAACTAAAGAAGCAGGAGTCATACCTGCCATCCGTTCATTCGTTACAGCTTTAGAAGTCTTTTCGACATCTTTGGCGTAAGACGTAAGCAACGTGGAGGCAACATCGTTATCTTGATCGCTTGGGGAGATAAGCAGTCCTTGATCTTCCAATACCTTTATTGTCTCACACGCTGCTTCAGCCCTCGTGCACAAATCTGTGTAGGTTAAGTTATCAGGGATTTCAATACCAATTTCAGGGGTAAGAGCTAACGTCATGTTTTCTATACTCTTTGCAAGCTAAAAGCCGTTAGCAGTGCAGTATAAAAAATAAAAAATTTTTTGGCAAGGCAGTTTGGGACTCCAATGGGGGGGTTCCACGTGAAACAAGGGGGTGGGGTGCGACTCACAGAGGTAGTAAAAATAGGGGGTGGGGGTCACTTTTCAGTAAAAAACCAGATTTGTTTGAGTAGATTAATATGTATATGTATGTGTATGCGCGTCACACGCAAGCGGCCCATACCCCCTAGGTGGGGTCAAGCCTATCCCCTCTGAGCCAAAAGCCGCGTTATAACGTGGCGAATCGAATTTGTAACCTCTTGATTCTATTGGGATTTTTACCTCGACTTGACAACACAAACTTATTTGTGTAGCTTAGTAATCGTTCCACAGCGGAACAGCCACGTCACCCGACGCGGTTTAACTTTAACGCATACATACGTATGCAAGGATATTAGAATGACTGATCTTAATCTTAGAGCTATACCTGCTGCTATTCGTACTGCCCATAAAACTGCGCTTGTTGCGGAGCGCAGAGCCTCCGCTAAACTTAACGCGGTCTATGATGAGTATTATGGAGCCGGGTATCGAGCGGAGCATTTCGCGAAGGATCTCACGTCTCTCGCTACTGGCAAGGACGGCCAGAATGAATCTGTCCCGAACGAGTTGTACCTAGATGTTTACGACATCGGGATTCGTTCACTACCCAAGCGTAAGCAGGAACTAGCATACATGACTCAAAAGGATGCCAAGGATCTGGACGAGCCTAGCAAGGAAGATAGGAAGGATGCTAAGAAAGTCGGAACGGATGCAGTATCCAATACGGTCGCGGCTTTGAAGAGGCGCGCAAAGGAGGAACAGAAAAACAAGGAAGCCGCTGAATTGGTCGGTAAGATCAAAGCACGGCTAGACAAGGACGAACTAGCGGAAGCCGAGAAATTAGACGCGGCTCTGATAGTTCAGAGTAAGCCTCCCAAGCATGTCGCCAAATTAATTGGAGACATGAAAGCCCAGATGGAACAGGAGGACGCGGAGAAAAACTGGGACAAATCCACGGCTGTGAAATGCGCTCTGCTATTCAAGTCACTTAAGAAGGCAGAACGATTCCCCGCACTAAGGAAGGAGTTGGATAAAGTCATCAAGGAATTAGATGGTAAGTAGTAGGTAACACTCAGGGGGAGTCACTATGTGGCTCCCCTTGATACCAGTATCCGTCTTGCTTGCTGTCTGTCCCAGCCTTCCCTCAAACACTCTTATGCAAACTAGATTGCCTGATTCAGATCACCACGTTATAACGTAGCTACACAAACAAGTAGATACCAGTATCCAGCTTGCTGGCTACCTTAGTGAAACCCACGTGGTTTCTGGATTGTAACCATTGTTACTTTTTTAAATTCCAAAAAGGTAACATTTGAATAGTTCATTATTGTTAACTATCGTTAACTATTGCTGTATATACTTACGTTATAGATATACTAAATTACCTATTGTTACTAATGTTACCTTTGTTACCTTTTATTTATTACATTAGGATTCTAAAAAACTTTTAAGTTTTAAAAAAACTTTCCCCCTTACGAGAGGGGGTAAAAGCTAGAAAGTACTTTTTGTAAGGTAACAATGGTAACAATGGTTTCAATGCAGTTGCTGCGTGGCCTCTAGTAATTCCATAAAAGTAACAGGAAAGTAACATTGGTAACAATACAAACGCCACTACACAATATTGTTTACTTTACTACGTTATAACGCACCCTCGATAATAATTTAATATAAACATATTTTCATAACACTTGACATACACAAACATGTTTGCTATAATAGGTGTTAATAGTGAGAGCAAGGTATGACTTTGTTCACTATTTATTTCACCACGTTATAACGTGATAACTTTTTTACTGGAGGACATTTTATGAAGTTAGTTTATTGGATAGCAATTTGCACAGACGATTCAAGCGCCTACAACCTTAGAGCTAAAACTCGTAAAGAGTGTAAGCGGTTACTGGAGGAATGGAAAGCGGGTGGAGGAACGGGCTACTCAGACAATATCAAGCGGGTCGAAGTTCACTACGCCAGCGGATTCGATTTGATTGACCAAGCTCTAGGTGAAGGTGGTATTGAGCCGGGAGATTGGGATTAACATTCTTTTTACATGGGTGGCTACATGTGTAGTCACCTAACTTACTGGAGGACAACGATATGCAACTAACAATCATTAGTACAACACACGATCAAACACGAGTACGTATTGCCACAGACGAGGGCAGCGATACCGTCAAGATACCTAACGAAGACCGATTCCGTTTCGATAGTGACCCAGTGCTCAATGACGAGTACTTCCTAGAATCATTACGTGAACAGTTTGGAGGGTAAGACAATGGATAAGGAACACTTAAACATACACGACCCGCATAACCAATACACGTGGGCTGATGACCGATTGCCTTGGTGGGTAGCACCACTAAAAGCTGTGGGAGTTATTGCCATAGTGTTAGGAGTGATAACCATTATTTATTTGCTAGGAGGAGTATGAGGATGATTGGATTAAGAATTAAATATATACCCTATGGGGAACTTGCTCTTGACTTTTGTGGGTGGAAAGTAACGGAGGGAGGGACACCCATGCGTGAAGAAATTGATGTCAATTTTTATGACCGAGATGAGTACGACATAGACGCAAGAGGAGCGGCAACAGAGTACACAAAAGAGCACTACCCTGATTTGCGAGTGCGAGATGTAGTGGAGTTGCCTTTGACAAAAGAGTTTGTAGCAACACTAGAACTAGGAGGGGTATGAGGATGCAGGTACATAGAGAAGACTTAGAAAATTTACTGGAAGAAGTACGCACCAAGATTGCTGACCAAGGACGTACGGTAGATGACCGATTATTGAGTAAGGAAAAAATGTTAGAGGGATGCTTGATCGACTTAGATAAATCCAACAACCAACAGGAGCAATAACTATGAATGACCAAACTAATGCAACACTACAAGACTTGTTAACTGAGTATAACGTGGAGGACACACCTATGAAAGAAGACGGAGAGTTGGCATTCCCAACTAACACAGACTTGTTTGACACACCTGCCCCATCTGTAGATGTACGAACACCAACGATTGCCAGTAGTGCAGTGTTGGTGACATTCAACCGTAGCATACCGTCCTTCATACGTAAGGACAAAGAAGGTGCGAAGCGTAACGATGCAGCTACGGGTGCGAAGCGTGGTGTGCACAGGGGTACGAAGAAGATTATTGATTGCCCTGAACATGACGCAATGGTGAAGTGTGGTAATGACTTCTATCAGTATCACATGAGAAAGACTGTGGCGTGGAAACATGCGGAGCAAATGCTACACAATAATAATTACAAGGACTATCGTGCGGAAGACTTACGAGTAATGGGTGGGAAAGATCGAACGGGTATCTTCTACACTGAGTTAGTACCTGCATTTTTGGATGCTTACCCACACGCACGACAACGTGCAGCTAGGGAGATGGGTGCAGCATTTGACCCTACACTGTATCCCAGTGTATGGGAGTTGCAGAAATCAATACGTATGGAAGTAGTGTATGAGCCAGTGCCTACTGGAGGTGACTTTCGTTTGGATATACCTGCCGAGGCACAACAGGAGATGCGGGAAACGTACGAGAAAGCTATGCAGCAACGTGTCCAGACAATGGCTCAAAGTATGTGGAAGCGGTTACTCAAACCCCTCAAGAATATGTCAGAGAAGTTAGACTATGATGATGAGGGCAAGCCACGTAACGGTAACTTTCAGAGGACTATCGTGCAGAATGTCACTGAGATAGTTGACTTGATGCGTGACTGTAACTTCAACAATGACCCAGACATGACACGTGTACAACAAGAATTACGTGTTGCATTGACGGGTGTAAATGCGGATATGCTCAAAGCTAGTCCGAGCCAACGTATCAAGACCAAGGAGGATGTGGACAGAATAATAAAATCATTACCAACTTTCGGTTTCTAACCGTTGCTATATGTACAATACTTAACTATACTTAACAATACTTAACTAAATCTACACTTTGGAGGACGCATCATGGGTGATTTATTAACACTCAATCATAATCAGATAGCTCAAGCCATCGCACTTACGGGTCATCAGGAAACCATACTGGTACAGGGTGACATGGGTAGTGGTAAGAGTTCCTTGTTACCGTTAGTACAGGAGTACTTGAAGGAGTATGAACCTAGTACCAACTTCTATGTCATCTACATTGACTGTACTACCAAGCTCGATTCCGCTGACATGTTTATGATTAAGTACAGCGAAGAGGGTAAGAGTTTCCATCACGTACCCCATGAAGAATTGGGGCTACATCTTGATGGGCCTTGTATCATTATGTTTGATGAGATAGGCAAGTGCTCTCGTAGTTATCAACTGGCTGTGCGTAGAGCTATGTTGGAGAGGATAGCTGCGGGTCAGAAGTTTCACCCCAAGACTCGTATGTTTGCTACTACCAACTTAGGACTAGAGGGAGTAGGTGACACTATACCCGCTCACCATCTTGATAGCATGACAGTAGTTAGGTTACGTAAACCTAATAACATAGAGTTAGTCGAATACGGTAGAAAGCACGATGTTGACGGTATCATATTGCAGTGTGTCTATGACCATCCACAGTGGAGTCACAGTTTCACGGATTACTTAGGTGAAGGGGGAGAGGTAACGGATGATTGCCCCACGGCTATCTTCAACCCCAGTGCACCTCAAGATAAGTTTGTCACACCACGTGGCATTATGAATTGTGATGTGCACGTGAAGAACAGACACAACTTGGATGATGCAACACTCAAGGTTCTGTTGATAGGTAAGATAGGTAGAGAGGCAGGAACTATATTGGCTACCTATGTACAGCTACACGATAAACTTGTACAGGATGATGAGATAAAAGCTGACCCTGACAACTGTAGGCTACCTGTCAATGATGATAACTCTATTCATGCGGGTGCAGCCTGTATGGTGGTGTATCGGATACTCAAGAACATTGAGCACTCATGGTCGAACGAAGCTCTGACATTCATCCAACGGTTACCCTCCACAGCACAAGCTCTCTTCTTTAATGTGGTGAACAATAAAGATTATGAGAAGGCCAGTGTGGTGCACGGTAATGAGAAGTACAGGAAGTGGTGTGATGACAACGAGCATCATCTTGCTCCCTTGTTTGAGACTACCCCTAACCCAATGGGAGATGCGTTATGCAAGTAACTCAACTGACAGCCGAGCAACGTGTGGATAAGTGTGCTGCGGATATTATGGGCCGCAGTTACTACACTGCCGAGCAACCTACTTTTATGGTGGGTAGCAAGACCATAGTAGATGAACACCCCACTGCGTTTACGGACGGACGGAATGAATCTTATGGGCGTGACTTTGTTATGTCATTAAGTATTCAGGAGTGTCGTTTCCTTTTATTGCATGAGAACAAACACAAGCGAGATCAAGACTTAGTTACCTTCTATTGGATGTTCAAGATGGATGCGGAGGTAGCTAATCATGCGTGTGACTATGCGATCAATGTAGAGATTGAAGATGAGAACCCCGATGGGTGGGCGCGTCATCCACGTGATGACAACGGTAAGAGAATAGGTTTATACAATGCCAAGTATCGAGGCAAGAGCAAGCCAGAGATATTCTATGAACTCTACAAAGAGAAACAAGCTGACCCTGAAAGTTATGCTCAGAACCACAGTGCCGCAGGGTTTGATGAGCATGGATGGGAGGAGGCCAATGAACTTCAACCAGAGGAGAAGCAAGCGCACTCACAAGAGATAGAGCAAGCGATAGCTGCGGGTATCACTGCGGCTACGTTGTTGGGTGAGGGTACACCACAACACATTGAAGACTTACTCAAACCTCAAGTGAAGTGGTTGCATGTGTTACGTCAATTCATTGAGAAGGTATGTCAAGGTGATACCGATGCGTCATGGCGTATCCCTGAAAGACGAGCGTATGCACGAGGTGTGCTCAGACCAACACCATTCACTGAATCAGTGGGTGAACTAGTGGTAGGAGGTGACATGTCTTACTCAATGGACAGGGTGTTGCCGATGGTGTTGACCGAAATCAAAGCGATAGGGGAGTCAGTGTTGCCTGATGTACTACGCATATTGTATTGGGATAGCAGCGTGTGTGGTGATGAATGTTATGGCAAGGGAGGTAAACCTCTTAGTGAGATGATGAAGTCTACCAAGCCAGTGGGTGGTGGGGGTACACGTCCAAGCTGTGTAGCTAACTACATCAAGGACAAGGGATACCAACCACAAGCAGTCATTATGATTACCGATGGTGTGGTAGGTGCAGAACATTGGGGTGAATGGGATTGCCCAGTGTTGTGGTGCGTCATCAACAATCCCAAAGCCAAGCCACCAACAGGGAAAGTACTACACATAACGGGGGTAGTTAATGAAGGATAAGATAGTACGGGTAGAGTTGTATGTTGACTCAAATGTAAAGATGGCAAGCGTAGAGAATATGTTTGCAAGTAACCCGTCACGCAAAAGAATGTGGATAAAGGATTTACCCAAGTGGATAGTTAGCCAGTTAAACATGTTACGTAGGCTACCTGAAGCTGATTACTTTATGGAAGGAGTAGGTAGGAGAATTTCAGCCACAATATTTTGGGTGGTCAAACCACCAAAGGAGAAGAAGAATGAATCGTGATCCAGTACTAGTTGACCTAGACAAACATCTTGCCAAGCAAGACCCAGACTTTGTAGAGAAATGGGAAATTGATGAAGAGATAGCTGAACGTGCCGCAGACGAGGCGTGTTCTACATTCACTACGGAGAACGACAATGATGAGGTTTAACAAGCAAATCGAAAAGCGCCTCTTCAAATGGGACGAGGTTAAACATTTAACAAAAAAGGAGATGTATCACTTGTTCATAGAGTCAGGCATAACAGGTTGGAGTGGTGTGGAACAACAAAAGCAATATCATGCCAAAGAACGGGCAAGGTGCGTTTCTGATAAACATAGTGGGTGGTTTGAACGACCCAATATTTGTTATGAGTGCGAAGCTATTTTTAAGAACCTTAAAGAGAGGGCAGACAATGAATGATGATAAGCGAAAGCATTACTTGATGAACCCTTTGAATGAACAGCAAATGATTTGTATTACGGAGGGGGAGAGTGGGTATGCTGCACAGAAGCCTGACAAACATATTGACCAAGCATGGTGTGATGGTATGAACCGGAAAGAAAGCGAACAGTTTAACCTAGCACCTACTGTGGATGAGCTACGAGCGCAAGCCATGAAAGCATTTTACGCATCATTCAAAGAGGAGAACGATGATGAAAACAGTAATTCACGTTAATCAACATCACATAAAAGCAAATGCGAAGGGGGCAAGTCTCCCTGTACTTACAGTAAAGGACTACAAACAAAATCGTAAGTGTAATGAAGTGGTGGTAAAGGGAGAGGTACGAATAATTTATTCACCTGACAAACCATTACCTTGTGGTGCAAGAGTGTGGATACAAACCAATGACACTGTGGAAATTGTAGGGGGTTACCAATGAGCATAGTACAAGCAATCAGAAAGGAAAGAACACCTTTGTATGTGGAAGAGCGGGAAGTATATGGGGAGAAAAGAGTTTACCCCACAGACCACACAGGGGAGTTACTTGTGAAGCTAACAGGTAACAAAACATTCTCACCCTTTTCAAGAAACATACTTAAGCAACTAGGGTATGAGTTCATTGTTAAACAGAAAGTACTATAGGGGACAATGATGAGATATGCAAAAGATGATGGTGGCAGGGAGATTGCGGGTTATAAAGGTAGTGGGGTAGGGGACTGCGTACCCCGTGCTATTTGCATAGCCAATGGACTGAAGTATAGAGAGACACGTGGACACCTTGATAAACTTAACATGGAAATGTCAGGTGGCCTAGACACATCTACGCAGAACGGCACAAGCACACCAGTGTCACATAAGTTTTTGTCAGATCGTGGATGGGAGGTAGTGCTAACGAAAGGCCAGTACCTCAAAGACATCCCCCGAAAGGGTACTTATATTGCTTGTCTTACTCGGCATTACGTGGCCGTCATTGATGGCGTCGTGAGGGATACATGGGACTCAAGAAAATCAAAGAGAACTAAATGCGGATCACCCAAGATGCGTGGATATTATAAAAGAGGAGAACAATTATGACATGGCAAATACCTGAGTTTGAACCTGCAAGTAGATACTCAATACAAATTACAGGAAACGATGTTTACCTAAAAGTGAGGGAGTTGGATGATAGTTTAGTAGGTACAGATGATTACCTTGGGTTTGCTTACTGGTGGTGTGGTGGTGATGATTATAAACACGCACTACGGGAGGCAGGTTCGTTTGAACGTAAGCGTATACATGATGTACTTGTCCATAACAGCATCCCGTTAATACAGGAAGATCGTGACTACGACCAACAAACAGTCGCACTACAAATATATAGGCAATACTTATGATGACCCCTGAGAAGAAAGTTAAACAGGCAGTAGCTAAGTTACTTAAAGAAGCAGGGGCGTATTATTTCTTTCCTGCTACAGGTGGGTATGGACGCAGTGGTGTGCCTGACATAGTGGGATGCCTTGATGGTAATTTTTTTGGTATCGAATGTAAGGCAGGTAAGAATACCACAACAGCTTT